CGGTACGGCGCCACCTGGACGGGGCGTCCGTTGTGGGTGGAAAACCCGTAGCCGAACAAGGCGCAGGTCTCCTCCGCTATGGCCCGCTTGGGCAAGGCCCGGGCCTCGACAAACTCAAGGACCGGGGTGACTGGTGGTGGCAATGGCTCCATGCGGGGCTCTGTCTTTTCTGTTTTCTTTGGTTGCTCCTGGTACCCGCATCCGAAGCAGGTCGCGTGACCGTCGTCGTAGCGGGCCAGGTTGTTCTTCGACTTGCACTCGGGGCAAGCCTCATGCTTTAGGAACCTGGATGGCATCGGCCCATGCGGTTGGAATGTTTCCTTCGCACCAGAGGAACCCGTGCCTCTCTGCCCACTGCCAGTACGTGAGGGACCGGGGTGCCCGGCTCAGCTTGGCGTCTGCCTTCATGAAGCAGAGCCTGATGTCCAGGCCTGGATGCTGTGCTTTGACGGCCACCATCTTGCGCCTGTCCTCTGAGTCGAACAGCCCCTTGGTCTCCACGATGACACCGTTCGGCAACACGAAGTCCGGGGTGTAAACCGCAGAGATCGTGTAGACAAGGGCCTGCACCTCGTACCCGAACTGCAGGCCACGGGCCTTGAGACTGGCGGCAACTGATGCCTCGAACCTGGAGCGGTACCGACTAGAAGTCAAACCCCTCGTCTGTTGCCGCTCCCGTCGCGTCGAAGGGGACGCTTGCCTCCGTCTCGCTGGACGCCCATCCTCCGGCTTCCTCTTGAAATCCGTAGCTGTCGGCTGATCCACCGGATTCCACCAGGTCGATGATTTGCACGGCCTTCAGGCGCAGCGTGATGCCGGCCCCAATCGCAGGCTGAAAGAACGGACACGCCTCGAACGACACACGACCGGTGGTGCCGGACCACATGCTACGCAGGGATTCACGGTGCTTGACCGGAGCACCAGTGGCATCGAACAGGGCCGGTGATGCGGTCCATGCCCGGCCATCACGGTCCATGCCCTTGGCTTTCATCTTCACGCTCACCGTGAAACAAGGCTTGCCGTCGATCTCCTCGTACCCGAAGCTCGGGTCGACGGCCTTGAACTTCTGGCTCGGGGCCTGAGCCTTGAGACTGGCTTTATGGGCCTCGAACAAGGCGTCGAGCTGGTCGGCCATGTGCCCCGCCTTTTCCGCTGGGATGATGGCCGTCACTTTGTAGTGACCCTCAGGACTGAACTTGGTTTCAGGTTCAATCAACTTGGGGTACTTGAGCGTGGCCTTCGGTGTGGTCAGGCGCAGCTTGTCGACGTACTGGAAGTTGTTCATGTGACGAAGTAATCAGCGTTGTTTACGAGTTGGGGGTCGAACCCGCCAAGGCTTGGCCGCGGCGGGAGTTTGGCCTGTACATCCGGTGGCAACTGGGACACAAGCTCATCAGCGATGGGCGTGAACCAGTCCCTGGTGTACATGCCAGCAAAGGTACTGCGGATTGTGGTCCGAAGTGTGGCCATCTCTGCTGGCGTCGTTGCGAAACAGTCATGGATCCCGCCGAGGTTGCGCACCCCAGCGGCATGGGCCTCGATGGTGACGGCAGCCATGTGGCTGGCATCAAGGCTATGGATCACGTTAGGGCTGAGCCCGTTGCCCATCCGCTTGTGGTTCAGCCGGGTCGGCTGGTGGTTCGTCAACAGATCCATCGGCACCGGCGACAGGTGGTACAGGCGAACCCGGACCCCGCTGTAGTCCCAGTATTCCTGGATGACGGGGACCCCTGATGGTGAGGTCCAACGCAGGGCTAGGCCCAGCTTGCCGGCCGCTTTGCCCACCTTGCGGAACCAAGACATCGCTGCCTTGGCTGGTGCAATCAGGGCCGACGTCTCCCGGTACAGGATCGTGGCCATGTAGTGGTGGGTCGACATGGCCCCCTTGGCAAAGCACCAGCTGTTGCGGCCGAGCACCTCTTGTGATCTGTCGACAGCCCACCCGTGGCAGAAGTTGACCACGGCCTGGCGGGTGGCCGAGTACGGGATCGTCATGACCACAGGCTTGGCCAACGTGCGATCAGGGGACAACTGCAGCCACCGGGTTGCGTGCTCGTCGCCGGCCGCAGCATCAGCCCGCACCAGGTCGAGCACCCGCTGGAGCACGACGGCATAGATGTCCCGGGGAGCCTCGCTTGGCGTGAGATTCACGAGGGCTGCCATCTCCTCGGATCTCAGGAGCGCCGAGTAATGCTGGATCCCAGAGCACGTGCAGTCGAGGACGACAGGGTGGTGGCACACCCAGCCGTAGCCGTGCTGGCTGAACTGTTGGTACGCCCGGCAAAACGCAAGGAACTGCCAAGGGTCCTTGGCCCCAGCCCAGAAATCTTGGTTGCACCAAGGCTCCCGGCCAGCAGCTTCGATCTCCAGCTGGTGCTCATGCACCCAGGCCACACGGCCAGCCCAGGTCAGCTTGTTGTGCCCGTACGTGTTGGCCCCGTGGATACGGAGCCAGTCAGCTTCGGCCTCGGTGTTGATCGGTGTGCCGTTGGCAAACGACAGGAGCGACCGACCGATGTCGTTGGCCTGGGGCTGCAGGTACGGGGGCCGGTAGTAGTACCTGCCCCTGAAGTCACACTGCACCGGGAAGTACAGCGCTGGCTCATCGCGAAGACGACGTGCCACCCACAGCTGTTTGGCTGCCGTGAACCTCTTGCCGGCCTCTCGATCGTTGCGGTCATGGAGCATCCGGGCCGTGTGTCGCCAGGCTGTAACGCTTTCGTCGTCGTCGGCCAGGTGCTTGGGGTACGGCGGGATCACATGCCCAGCACGGGGCAGCAGGCCACCAATGGGCAGGCTCTTGTCCCACGCATGGCTGACCTGGTCCAACATCCAACCGTTGACCCGCCAGGCCACACCCTGCTGGATGTTGGCGGCCACCAGGAACGCATCGAACTCAGAAGACTGAGCTGCGATCAGGTCCCCGTTGTCCTTGAACAACGTGTTGCCAGGCAACCCTTCGGTCCAGTAACCCCCGGTCAATGGGTCTGACCAATCCCGGGGCGGAACGATGGTGGGCAACGCAAAGGGACACAGCAAGCGTTGCTGCTCCTCGGCGTTGCGAACCCACTCAAGCGCTGCATCGGTGGCCCGCACACGTTTCACCGTGCGCATGGCCCCGCGCTCCTGGTACACCTCGATCAAGCCGGTGTGCGATTCGACCAGGTGGACAAGGAACACACCGACACTGAGCTTCTCTTGAGGGGTCCAGATCTCCGAGTTCTTCATGCGCATGGCATCAGCCCGCTTGTGCGCGAACCGACGACGCACCCGTTGGTGGGACTTCAGTTCGTACTCGGATGCCCGGGCCAGCATGGTCTCAAGCCACAGCCGTTCAGCCAAGGCGTAGGCCAGGGCCTGGAACTTGGGGGCTTGAGTCAGCTGATCAATCACCACACGCATGGCCACCGCTGCGATCTTGTGGGGCGCCAGCTGCAGCAGCGGGCCCATGTGGGCGTAGCCACGGCCAGCACGTCCATCACGCATCGCGTGGCGGTGCTTGCGCAAGTCCCTGATGATCCGGTCCACACCCATGGCAGCGAGTACGTCGCCATGGGTGGAGAGAGACTCCATGCCTTGCTCACGGCGCTTGTTCATTCGGGAAACGAACGCATCAGCGCCGATCTGCAACATCTCACGCTCAAGGGCAAGCTGGTCCTCAAGCGTTGCCACGCTTCCAGCCACCCACGTAGCCCAACTTCAACAACGCCGTTGATGCAGTGTCAAACGCACCTTCCGGGAATGTTTTAATCCAGGCCTCGAACGCATTGCGCACGGTGTCGACGGTGTCCGGTTCGAGGTTCAGGTCATCGGGTGCGTACGTCCAGTGAGAAGTGCCATCCATATACGGGAGCTGAAAGTAACCTAGGTACCAGCCATAACCTTTGGCGTACCAAAGGACGTTGCCCTTGTTGTTGGACTGTGACTTGGTTGGCATGTAGTCAACCGAGTGAACGTTTTCAGGAAGCAGATCGTTTGCCATTGTTGTTGGTGATGATAGTGATCTTGGTGTGAGTTGGATACCTGTTGGCCGCAAACTTTGCAGCCTCGGCCTTTGAGGTGGCACGGATCCGCTCGCGCATTGGACGCATGCCGCTGAACGTGACAACTATTTCATAAAGCTTGGCATTTGGGTTCGATGTTCGACTTAATCCTTCACCAATGATGGCTCCGCTGTCATCGCGCATATGCAGAAGGAAGTTTTCGACGGAAGCCTGGCTGCCCCACCCCTTGCTGCTCATTGGTCGGCCTCCGCTTTCAAGCGTTGAGCCACCTCGGTCACTGCCAAGTGGCAGATCTTGTGTTCCGAGTACGGCGGGGCCCATGTCTCTACCTCCTTGGCCAACAGGCGCAACACTTCCCGCATGCGGTCAGGGCTGCCGATGGGCATCGAGCTGTTGGCAAAGCACCAGAACGCATCCAGCATCCGGAGCGGAAGCGTCTCCATCGAGTCGACGACGACGGGGGGCTGGTTGTTGGTTGTTGGTTCAGCCATCGGCACCCTCCACCCCAGGCACCGGCCCGATGGCGGGGCGGCCCCATCGGGCGAGGATGGCGCGAACTCCGGCCATGACCTGATCGTGCCACCCTTCCCAATAAGTGCGGCCAGTGCCGTCTGATTCGCCTTCCATGGTGTCAACTCCGGCGTCAATCAGGCACTCTGCAATCTCCGCATCCGTCGGCCCCTGCGGCTCGGGCTGGGCCAGGGCGGCGCGGGCGCGGGCCATGACCGAAGCCTCGGGTGATGAACACCCCACTTCATCGGCCACTGCTCGCCGCAAAGCCTGTATTTCGCTCAACAACTCAGCACACAGCGCACGAAAGTCAGTCATTGGCGCCCTCCAGCTCGGCGGCGATGTCGAGAAGTTGTTGGCGCGTTGTGCGTCGTTGAATCGCAAATGCCTGCGGTGCGCCAGGCGAAAAGGAAAGGGGGTTGTCATCCGGCACCACCTGATCCGCAGCAGCTCGCAGCGCGGCGGCGACAGTAGGGGCATCGAGTCGCCAACCACAGTCCCGGATCTGTTGCTGATCGGTGTACAGAGCAATCACGGCATCTTTCACCGCCTGCGCGGCGCGGGAGAGAGGTTCAGCCATTGCCACCCTCCAGCCTGTTAGCCACCAACTGTGCATAGCAAGCGATGTCACGCCAGTGATCAGGTTCAGCTGCGTTCCCGGCAATGATGCGCCCGATCTTGTGGGCGATCATGTCGAGCGTCTCGGCCATGTCGGGGTCGAGCCTGCGGTCCAGGTCAGCGACGTGGTGGGTAATGACACGCTTCAGGTCTTGGGTGATGGCAGAGTGGATCTCGTAATCCCCATGCGTTTTCTCCCGTTCTGCGAGGAGGGCATTGATGTCTGTTGTCATGCGGCCTCTGGTGGTGTGGGTTGGTTGTTGGTGGATCCAAGGAATCGAGCTGCTTGTTGGCGGTCCCGGCGACCGAGCGCGGTCAACAGGTACCCCTCGGTGCTGGGCCTGATCAATGCTGATTGATTCAACATCGACAGCTGTGCCTTGATGGCGCTTTGCAGCCACGCTGTCTCCCGGGTCAGGTAAGCGACGCGGACCGCTGTCTCCAGCTGGTCCAACGACAGGGCCTGTGGGTAGACAAGCCACATGGCGTTGAGCAGGTCGGATCGGAGCTGGGCCAACACAACGGCTTCGGGTTTCATTTGATTGGGTCGGCTGTTGGTAATGCTGCATCCTCGCCGGCCCGGTAGGTGCTGAGCACGTGCTGGGCCCAGGCCGCGGCGAGGATCACGGCCTGGCTGTTGGGCGTGGTGCTGTATCTGGCTCGCCACCAAGAGCGGTAAGCCTCCATCAGTTCGTAAGCAGTGGGCATAAGGGTGCCTCGAGTGTGGGTGTTGTGGTGCTGCGCCGGTGAGGGCAGCAAAGAAGGGGCGCTGGCCCCCTCCGTGCTGGCTTCAGGTGACCGGGTGACCGTCGTGGCCAATGACCGGGTTGGCTCGATGCCAGGCCTTTAGTTCCCTGTAGTGAGCGTCAAGGGCTGGCCGTGCCTCACATGCGATGCACTCGGCGTCGCTGCGAACGTGTGGGCAGTAGCTGCCAGCGCAGGGATACGGGCAGCTGGGGCGGGTGGTGGTGGGTGCCATTAGATCCACTCCCCCTGGATGCAGGAACCGAGCCGTACAGCTGCTGCCAGGCGTTCACCGTGGGCGATTGCGTCTCGCTCGTTGTAGTGCAGGGTTCTGTTGTTGCCGATCTGGCAGGCCCAGGCGGTGTGGGTCATGCTCCACCAAACCAGGGCAACTGGTGCTGTGCTGTTCATGGTGCGTGGCTGCGTTGGGTGTGTTGCTGCTGTGAGGGCAGCAAAGAAGGGAGCGTGCTCCCCTCCGTGCTGTCGTCAGGCCTCCACCCATACGGCCTGGGTCAGGTCGTAGCGAGGGTCGTCAAGGTCCTTAACCGACCAAGCGATTCGCGTCAGCGCACCGGGCACCGGGTCACGATGCCGGCCCGTCACAAACAACGGGTAACCAGCAACCGGGCCGGGTTTGACCGTCTCGATCAACCAATCAGGCGCGGATCCTTTGGTCTCGTATCGCTTGCCTCCGCAATCGAAGTAACCGGGCGGCACACCCCAGCGGGCAGCGACGGTGTGGATGGGCAGAGTTGTGGTGGTGGTGTTGTTCATGGTCCGGGAAAATGGATGCGGGTTGAGTGATCGGGGATTGAGGTGTAGACCGTGGGTTGCGGCAGATGGGCCAGGGTCAGGAGCCAGAGCGCTGAGGTCATGGAAACGACGGCCAGGACCGTTACGAGTGGGTGTCGCATGGGTCAGCCTTCCCAGCAGAAGAGACCAGCGAACCAGAGCCGGGCGTCGGCGGTGTCCGGGCTGTGGTACCGGGTCCAAGGCGTGCCCCAGTCCTGGTGCTCGAGCCAGCAGCGGCACGGCTCGCCGTTGCACAGCTCACCCATCAGGCGAAGGGCTGGCCCGCCTGTGGTGATGAGCACCTGAAACTCGGTTGGCTCCATGGATGCTGTTTCGTCTGGGCACCGCCAGCCTTCCCGGATCTCGACCGACAGTGCAGCTTCCCGCATGGCGTCTTCGATCCATTGGCTTACAACGTCGTGGTTTGTGCCGTCGTAGCCCTGTTCTTTGAGCACTGCCTTGGCTTCGGTCGACAGGTACTTGCCTTCGCCTTCCTCAATGCAGAATTGCCACGCCTCATGGGCTGCGGCGATGCTCTTGGCCCATGCCTTGGCGTTGGTCTCGGCTGAACTGAGATCTGTTGTCGGCGTTGTTGTCGTTGTTGTCACGGTGCGTTTCTGCGGTGTTGTTGTTGAGGCCCTGTTTACCGGCTAACGCCGGAGCGGCAGGGTTGATGAAATGGGGGCCCGGTGCGGGCCCGGTGTAACTGCGGCCTAGGTCGTCTCGATTAACTGAGAACCGACCCGGCGCCATTGGCGGCGACGTCTCGGGGCTGGGGCTGGGGCTGGGGCTGGGGCTGGGGCTGGGGCAGCGTGGCCCCGTCCCAGAATCCAGCCCTCGCCCTTACAGCCAAAACAGACGCCGCCTTGGATATGGGCGAACCAGGGCATAGAGCCGGTGCCGTTGCACCCCCACGGGCACTCGTAGGCGTTGGGGTTTCCGGGCCATGGGTTGGGCTTAGGGTCTCGCATCGGCTCAGTACCCCAGCCAAGTGAGCAGGGCGGCCGCGTCGTAGGCGTCTGGCAGGGCATGGGCACAGCAGTGGTCGAGCCAGGCGCCGAAGGTCTCGCCGTGGCCTTGGAGGATGGCCTTTGTGTCGCTGTGGGTGTACCGGCCATCACGGCCGGCCCAGCTCAGCATCGCGGTTTTGCTGTCGGTCAGCTCCTGGGTTGCTCGGTCAATGGGCACGGCGTAATCGGCCAACAGGCGTTCGGCTGGTGTTGCTGTTGTCGTTGTCATGGCTTCAGGTCTGCGGATGGGATGGGATGGGCTTAGGTCTCAAGCTGCCAGGGCCAGACGCACCCGGTACCGGCTGACACCCAGATGCTCGGCAATGCGGCGTTGTGACCAGCCAGAGCGCCTTAGGCGTCGTGCCCGCTGCTCGGTCGACTCAGTGGCCCAGAGGATCACCAGGACGGGCAACAGCAGGGCAGCGAGGCACAAGGCCAGAAAGGACGTTGTCATTTGATTTACTGCGGTTGGT